CATCTGACGGTGGAGCAGGCGGTGTAGAAATTTTAGACTGGTATGAAAAGCATAAGGGCCCTTTTTGGGTTTTTCTATCTTACGATAAGTATAGCAATTTTGGAAAAGATGCTGAAGATTTTGCAAAGCTGGGAAGGTACAGTCAAATAATGCAGATGTACATAGCTGACTTTAATTATAGCGTTCAAAAACGTGGCGCTAACAACTATGACTTTTGGAATATTTCTGTGACTCTAGAAGAGGTATAATGTTTCAAAATCAAGAATTGCAAGATCACCTCTCAACCTCTCCTACTGTTAGGCTTAACTCCGCAGTCATTGCGGAGTGGAATCTCAATATAGCTGAAAACATTGAGCAGATTGGAAACTACAGGTATCGTCCACTAGATCCCGCTGGCTCTCAATACTCCACAATGCCAAACACGTTTGACATAAACGACTCTGGTAACTTTTACACTAACGCTACAAATGCAGATATTTTAATTGACGGCGGCCTTGAGAACGATGGCCAGACACCAATAACATTTGTATCTAAGAAAGAAAAAGAAAGAATGTTGTATTCTTTGGAAGATTGCTTTCAAAGATTTAGGCCTCGTTCAGGAATTAATAAGTTAAGATATTTTTCTGGAGGGTATTCTCACCACACGAATATTGATATGGCTACTAGGCCAAGATACTATATGGCACACAAGGATGATCAATTTAAGTATTGGTCTTCATACCGCACTGAAGATGGGATCGAGAGAGGTATTGCCACTCAGGTACAAGGTACTCAATACTACATCGATGACGCTTCTCCTTATGTTATATATTCTAAATCTTTTGCAGCAAACAGAGTTGTCGTAAAAATGCAAACGCACGTAGGGACAACAGACCTCGGCCCATTCGTAACGGCATCTGGAACAATAGCTGACCCACTTCATGGAGATGAAAACAAAACAACTCCGCTAAACTGGAAGATACAAACTCTACAAGAAGACAACTGGGTGGATGCAATATCATTTAACGAGGCATCTACTAGGATAAATGGAGATTCCGTTATTGGACCAGATGGATACCTAGAGCTACACTACGGCTTGATCATCCCAGAAGAATATAGGGGTGTGATAATATTTGCAGAAGAGTTCTCTAGTTCAGACTTGTTACCAGAAGAGTCGTTAAATGGATATTCATATCTTGTAAGACAGAATGATCTGGACAGGGGGACATACCATATTTGGATAGGTGGAGTCTACAAGCAGTTTGTGCCAGATTATGGATGGTACCTAGGAGAGCAAGACATATCCCCAGAGACTAGCTTTGTTACAGAAATGGTAGAACCAAGATCCTTTACTGATACAAGTAACAGTTCAATAAAGTTTAGAGAGTTTGACAACATTCGTGGCCTGCGGCTAGTAGTTCAGACAATGAATAAGCAAGACGCCACACTTGATTTAATAGAAATGTCTCCACGATTAACAGCAGACATTGCAGACAAAACGCTAGATTTTTCTCTAACGAAGGTAGCATCTGACCTAGGCTTGAGTGGAATGCCAGTAGGACAGTTGCTTGTGTCAACGGGGTCACTTTCGCTATTTGATTACGATCAGAGCTTTAACACAAACAACCCAAACAGTATAATTAAAGACTTTACCGATAAAAATTTGCAGGTAAAGTTCTATGAAATTATTTCTAATGTCAATGGCTATGATTACTATGTACCAATAAAGACAATGTACGCAGAAACATTTGGGGAAGCCGATGCTCAGACTAGACAAGTTTCGATACCACTAAGGGACCTATACTTTTACTTTGAATCTATTACTGCCCCCCAAGTACTAATTCAAAACGCTTCTTTATCCTATGCCATATCAACTCTGCTAGACTCAATCGGTTTCTCAAATTATTCATTTAAGAGAGTGCCAGGAGAAGACGAGGAGATTATTCCCTACTTCTTTGTGCCACCAGATACAAGCATTGCACAGGTTCTAAATGACTTAGCAATATCAACTCAGACTGCCATGTTCTTTGACGAGTTCAACAACTTTGTAATGATGAGCAAGAACTACATCATGCCGTCTGAGTCCGATAGAGGAACTGATATGACACTCTATGGTGCTACAGACTTTGTGGATAGTGGCGTCATAGAAAATGAAACAACAAATCCAGTCTTGGCAAATATTATAGAGATAACTTCTCAGGATAGTGACGTATATAATAGCGGTAGCATTAATTATACTAGTAGATATATTCAAAGAAGCGTGGGAAGCATAAGGCAGGCCAGCTTGATCGATAGGTATAGAACCTGGACATACAAGCCTGCTCTTCTTTGGGAAGTAGCTCCAACACAAATAATAAAGTCCATAAACCAGGAAGTTCAGGATCAGTCTGCTTATGTGCTAGGGGCAATTCCACTAAACTCAGACCTGTCTGATCAATTGCCTTCAGTTCAGAATAACCAGGTAGTCAACAATAACATGGACCTAGGTGAGGGTATCTACTGGATAACAAGATACAATGGATACTTCTATGCAAACGGCGAAGTAATTCGATATGACGCAGTTCAATTTAATATACCATCTGTAGCTTCAGCCAATGGCAATGATCAGCAAAATGATAACAATGTCTGGATTACTAGCAATCAAGAGTATCAAAGATATTTTTCAAAGCTATCATTTAATGGAAAGATTTATCCGACAGGCCTTGTTAGAATTTATTCCGAACCAAACTTTGAGACAGTTGAAGGAACTACCAGGCTTGCTAATGGACCAGTAGCAAAGCATGGACGTGGACAATTTGGGACAAGCATCGTAAAGCATTATGCTGGGGTAGACTCTTATTGGTCAGACAATAAGAACGTTAGAGGATGCACTATGGAGTCTCAATTCTTATTCGGCAAAGACATCCCAGAGATTAGCTCTCTAGGCCTTAATGCAGCTGGTGTATCAAATAGCCTAGCTACCAAGACAACCAGAAATGGAATTATTAAAAATTTCCTAAGCAATAGCTTTACCAACGAAGCAGAGATCGGCAGCCTTAAGTCTACTCAGACAGGAACAATCCAGTCATCAGCATTAGTAATGAATGGCCCGTCATTCTCTACTACAGAATCTCCAATAAGCTTTATCTCTTATGTAAATAAAGAGCTAGACAATAAGTACAAGCACTTCGGAACAAGAATGAGACTTATTGGAAGGATAGAAAATAGCGAAGTAAGAGGTCAAACAGGAATTGGTAGCACAACATACTACACTGCTGAAACAAATGATCCTAGCCAAAGTATAAATATCGGAGGGGCTTCTGGAGGACTAGCTGTAATGGTGAACCCAGAAACAAATGTCGGATATTACTTTGAGATCGCAGCACTTTCAGCAAGTAATCTTTCTGCCTATGATAATCTAGAGGGAATCGCAAACGTTATCTTTTATAAGATAATGTCTGACGGACAGTCAAAAGCTGTTCCAGTAAAACTTTATAGTGGGCTTGCAAACATCATTGTTGACGACGGCAAATTTACTGGGCAATATAGAATGTCTGCAGAAGAGAATCCTACAGTATATGACCTTGCAGTAGAGTATCAAGATATCGGCTCATCCAGAAGGTTCTTTCTTTATATCAATAACAAGATAGTCGCAACTGTTGACGACACAAGTCCACTGCCGATTTATAACAACATGGGTATTTTTGTAAGAGGCGCATCTAGGGGCATGTTTGAAAACATTTATGCAATCACAAACAACTATAGTCAAAACACCAGCTTTGCACTAGACACCCCAATTTCTGAAGTTTTCAAGGACTCTGAGCTTGACGTTGCTGATTCATTCAGGCGATACGCAATGAGCGGTGTCGTACAGGCTAGCTACATGAGTGGAATTAGTTCAGCAGAGCCCCCGAAGTACAGCCTTTATTTTGATGAGTTTGGAACTATTATGCGAGAAGCGGCATACTTTAATGTTAGATATGACAAGGCCTACCCTGCTCTATACGCTCAGCTATCTCCAACATTTAATAGGATAAAGGGGTACACCGTATCTGGCTTCCAGGCTGGGGCATACGGAGCCGAGTTCTTAATATTTAATGCCACAGATACAGCCCTTAGCTTAGATGAGACAACAGGAAATTATCTACGCATACAGGGGGTAACTTTTACTCAGCAATCACAGAATGAGCTTACCGTTGACGACTACTACGCTAGAGTTGGAGACTTTTCCAACCCTCAGTTTAATGGAGATGCTTTAATACAGTCTCCGCTAATTGTAAAAGAAGAGTTCAAGGATATCAAGCTTAGCAGAATAACTAACGGAATAAAAGAGTTTTCTCTAAATGCAGCATACATTCAGTCAGAAGATGACGCTAGGTCACTAATGGGATGGATGATATCTAAAGTCCTTAAACCAAGAAAGTCTATAGGAATAAAAATGTTTGCAAACCCAATGATTCAGCTTGGAGACATCCTATCCATAGACTATTTCGATGACGGATTTGATCAAGTAGCAGACTCTAAAAAAAGATTTGTAGTTTATAATATTGAATATAGCAGAGATGCGAATGGACCAGAAATGAATCTATACCTAAGCGAGGTGGCATAGTGGTTAGCGCAACACCAAATTCCCCAGAATCAGTTGCTTCAACTAGCAATAATGGAATAAGGATAGCCGATCCAGACATCATAATCTTTGATCCAGACCTAGTGCCAATCGAGGTAATGACTGATTTAGTTTTTGAGAATATAGGCGGTCAAGAAATAATTAATATTGCTAGGACTGACCTCGTAAATGGACAAGACGTGATCTATAGTCCTATTAAAAATTTAGCTCAAGTTTTCTTAAGATACAATCCACAGAACATACTAGCACTTCAAGATACATCAGATTCAATATTTAATGGATTCCCAATTAAGTATGCTGACCACGTTCCATCTGTTGGCTCTGGACCAAACGGAAACTACGTATACATAGATCAAACTACGGGAGACATAGTTGTAGAGGCAATCAACTTAAGGCCAGACTATCAGATTGAAATTCAAGTTGCCAGTTCTATCAATACGTTAGATGATACAATATATATAGAAGGAGTTTCGTGATAACTAACACTGGCAAAAACATTCTTGCTAAATATCTAATTGGTCAGGCCCCAGGCTACGCCTCTTATATAGCAATAGGCTGTGGAGCAAGGCCCCTAGAATCAAACGGATTGCTGGGCGACTACTCAAGCAAAAAGTCTCTAGACTTTGAGATGTTTAGGATTCCGATTGTATCTAGGGGTTACGTAAATGAAGACGGACTGGATAAGATTGTATTTACAGCTGAGATGCCGACAGAAGAACGTTACGAAATATCTGAAATAGGAGTATTTTCCGCAGGCTCTAATCCATCTGCAGCAAACTCAGATAGCAGGACTATATACTCTTTTGTAGAAGGAGAAAACTGGGAGTATCATAATCAGGTTAATGCTGAGGAGATTCCCACAATATACGAGCCACTAGACGATCCAGCAGAAGATAATGTAATTGGTGTAGCTCCTACTGTGTTTCAAACAAACGCAGACAACAAGATTTTTACTGAGCAGGGTAGAGTTGAAAGATATGAAAGATGCAGATTCCTAAACAACATGGTAATGATTAGAGGCGATGAGTCAGCCATATCTTCTGATGTAAACGGCAACCTAATAGTTGATTCTGGAAATCACATACACCTTAATGGAATTAGCCTAGATTTAAATAGGAACTCTCCTACAGATGAGATGAAGCTAGCCTTTTCTGTTGTAAATAAAAATGGTAATGCTCCAGTAGTAGATCCATCGAGAGTTCTTGTACTTGTAGAGTTCGCCTCCGCTGATCAATTTGGTGTAGGAGAGTTCGCTAGATTTGAGGTAGACATTACTAACACAGTTGGCGATCCAATTTATGATTTTTCGAACAACAGATATTTTGTAATTACAAAGCAGCTACAGGAGTTGGCTAAGAGTTCTGGGTTCTCCTGGGGAGAGGTTTCTATTGCAAAGGTCTATGTCTCAATTCTAGATGATTTAGGCGACCCATCTGAGGATTACTACATTGCTCTGGATGCTCTTAGAGTAGAAAACGTTACCTCACAGAACCCTCTATATGGTCTAACTGGGTACACCGTAATAAGAAATACAGATGCAGCAACTATCGTAAAGGTAGCTAACAGTACAAACTTTATAGAGTTTAGATTTGCGATTGGAATTCAGTAGTGGCAGATGCGAACCTAAAGAAGGCCACAATACCGCTTGCAAGTCTACCAGAAATCAGTGTCCCTGCAGAAGGCTACTTTGTGAGATCTCGTGTTATATCAGAAGATAGGAACAGGACATCGCATTGGTCTCAGATATTTTTGCTTCAGCCAGAATACACATTTGAACCTGGACAAACTTCAATTTCTAAAGCTGCGAATCACGTCGGTTTGGTTTGGGATCCAGTAAAGATATTTATTAACAATAACTTTATT